CTTATGCAGCTATCTCCATTCATGTGGATTGACCCGTATGGTCTAGGCACAGCAATGATGGCTACAGGATTTCAAGGCTTTGCGATGGTGGGCCACATAGGAAGCTATTGGATTGCTATTGTAAAGGCTCAAAATGGCCGTGCAAGAGTAGTTTCAATTGGTGAGAAGGTACAAGCGATGGCTGCGGCTGATGATTTTCTGCGTGAGGTCGAAGACAGCAACGCTGCAAACAAATCTAAACGCTGGCTCAACCAAGCAGCAACTCCAAAGCAGAAAGAATTGTTGAGGAAAAACGGCTTGCAAGTAAGCGAAATGGATTTCTCTTGGACTAAGTACAAAGCTGCTTGTTGTTTAGGGTACTATTTTAATCGTGATCAAATTGATAGACTGATCGCAGACAACTGGAAAAAGTTGACGGGAAAAGATTATGCAAAGATGTGAAATACTCGACACGGCAAAAGAATACGTCACAAAAGATCGTGCCGCTGATCATGGAAACATGGAAGATAACTTCAGCACGATAGGCAAATACTGGTCTATTCATCTTGGTGTAGACGTAAGCGCAGTTGATGTTTCAGTAATGATGAATTTGCTCAAGGTCGCTCGTATAAAATCCAACCCCAAACATATCGACAATTGGGTGGATGGATGTGGATATTTAAGTTGCGGTGGAGAACTTTCCGCCAAGGAATCGTAATGGCTAGATTTGAGCTACATCTCTTTATCGTTTCAGAAGACAACGGAACCATACAAAGCTCAGAAGTTAAATCTATGTGCTGGGTTAACAACAGCAATGATATGTCCGAAATAGAAGAAGTTGCAGAAGACGTTATTTCTGAGAATATAGAAATTAATCAGAATGTAGTTTTGTTTGGACACGCAAGCCTCAAAGTTCGGGGCGAGGAAGTAATGAGTTTGAGTTTTAGAAATGACAATGCAGATAAAGAAAAAATGGGCATAGCTTTAGATTTAATGGAATTAGCAGATGAAGGGGAGGCAATACATTGAGCAACATGGACGCAGCGCCAGAGCCTATGAAGGAACTGGCACACATATTAGGGATATTCGGATGGAGCACACGTTTTTCTGATCTTACAGAAGAGCAAGTCCACACCCTAATTTTTGGAATTCAAGAATCAAAACGTCTAGCAGCGGAGATAAACATTGGAAAACTCGAAGACACTTACTTTAAGTCAACAGGCACTTGGCCCTCTACTTCAATCCCATTCTAGGGAAAACCCCATTGCTGACCTAATTACCGAGGCAGTGGATAACGCGATTGTAGCAGGGGAAGAGAAACGAGAACGCCGAAAGTATATCGGTGCGTCAAGCATTGGCGATGAATGCTCACGCAAAATACAGTATCGTTACCTCAACTACACGATTGATCCTGACAAGGCTTTTACGGCTCGTACATTGCGCATCTTTCAGTTCGGGCATGAGATTGAGAACTACGCATCAAAGTGGCTGAGAGACGCTGGTTTTGATCTGCGTACAGAAGACAAGAACAACGAACAGTTCGGGTTCTCTATCGCTGATGGCGAAATACGAGGCCACATAGATGGCGTTGTTTGCGATGGGCCAGTGGATATGGCCTACCCAGCCTTATGGGAATGTAAGTCGTCAAACGATAGCAAGTTCAAAGCGTTCGTGCGTCATGGGGTCGAAAAGGCCAACAAAACATATGCAACGCAATTGGCTCTATACCAAACATACATGAACCTGAGTGAAAACCCCGCATTGTTTACGGTGGTCAACAAAAACACCTCAGAAGTGTACTACGAATTGGTTCCGTATAATAAAAAGTTAGCTCAAGAAGCCAGTGACCGAGCCGTGAACATCTTGACGGCTGCAAAAGCAAATGACATTCTACCGCGTATTGCTCAGAGCAAAGATTTCTTCTTATGCAAGTTTTGTGAGTTTCGTGAGACATGCTGGGAAGAGTAAAATATGGGACGCGCTTGGTCGGCGGCATCCCATATTTAGTAGTTAAGTTGTGGACAGGGACAAGATAATGAATATTTTAAGTTTTGGCAAGACTTCTACAGAGGTCGCAGAGAGAATTTCAAAAGAAGTTCCTCGTAGCATACAGTTGCAAACACTAATAGATACATACCCCGCTGGGGTTCGAAGAGGTAAGGAATTCTACATTGGATCGCTTAGAGGTGAGGCTGGAAGATCTCTGGTTATTAACATTGATACCAGCAGTCCGTGGTTCCTAAGTGGCAAGGATTTCGAATCGGGTGATGGTGTCGGCGGTATTTCAAAAATATTAAAAGAAGGCCGTGGGTACTCTCTTGCCGAAACCTTTGATTACTTCAAAGATCATATCTCACAGGATTACGTTGCTCCCCCTATGAACGTAGTAAAGCCGAACAATCCAAACAGTTTCTCAGTCGTGGCCTCAACACCAGAGCCACAAGCTCAACCACAACCCGAACAAAAACGATCTATTAGCCCCAGCACACCGTTTGAGGACGAATACTCCTACACTGACGCCGATGGTGTAGTGCTCGTAACAGTTAGAAAATACTTTGACAGGGACGCAACCGGAGAAATTGTTCGGGATAGCGCCGGAAAGCCAAAGAAACAGTTCCGGCAATTCATGGATGGCCGTCAAGGAATTCCTGAACCAAGACCGCTATACAACATCCCGAACATTTCCAACGCAACAAAAGTTATATGGGTCGAAGGCGAAAAGTGCGCTGACGCGCTTAACTCTCTTGGATATGCCGCAACTTGTACCATTGGCGGTGCTGGTATGCTTTCCGAAAATACCGCACATAAGTTTGACTTCACGCCACTGCGCAACAAAGAGTTGGTGCTATGGCCCGACAATGATGATGCTGGGAAGAAACTCGCTCGTATCGTTGAGGCACAGGCAAAAGAAGCTGGGGTAAAAACAACGCTGACCCTCAAAATTCCAGCAACTAGAGAAGAGAAGTGGGACGCAGCGGACGCAATCGAAGAAGGCTTCGATATTGATAAGTTCATCAAGTCACAGTTGAGCAAAATCAAAAAGTCGATATCCCTGCTTGATGAAAGCCTACTGATCGACAAATACTTCGTAGGTACACCTCCAGAGCAAAAGTTCCTGATTGGTGATACAATACCGCTAGGCGTTCCAACAGTTTTCGCTGCCGCAGGCGATAGCGGTAAAGGCATGATGACACTTGATCTAGCTATGAAAGTCGCCTCTGGAGCCTCTATGCAAAACGCATTCGGTGGCCTAGTAGCAGAGCATGGCGATGTGATCCTAATCACAGCAGAAGACGATAAAGACGAAATGCACAGACGTATTTCTCGCCTAGACCCCAAGAAGTATCGTGAACACTATGATCACCAACTTAGAATTCTACCGCTTCCGAACCTTGGGGGCGTTTTCCCAATCATGCAGAAGTTCGATAGCAGCTACCTTATGGGCGCAGAGTTCGAACGTATCTATGAGCAAATGCTTGAGATGCAAAACCTAAAACTTATCGTCATTGACCCAATGGCCTCATTTGTTCACGCAGATGTAAACGCTGACCCCGCCGCAGGGGCTGCATTCATGGGGCTTCTCGCTCAGATGGCAACAGAAACTGGCGCAACAGTCATGGTTAATCACCACATGGCAAAGATTAAGGACAACGAACCTGTTAAAACACCAGAGCAAGCTCGTAACCTTATTAGAGGTACATCCGCAATCGTTGATGGCGTGCGCTGCGCATTCTCTGTCTGGTCTGTTGATGAAGGCACAGGAAAGCAACGCTGCAAAGACTTAAATATAGAATATACCAGAAACGGTGTGTTCGATGGCGCAGTCGTAAAATCAAACGGGCCAGCCAATCGGGACATAAGACACTTTATTCGTAACCCGAACACAGGTCTTCTTGAAGATCGCTCGGTGGATATCCGCTCTCTGGCAATGTCATCAACAGTACGGACGCGCCTTGAGAAAATTACTGAATTTGTAGGTATGCGTGAAAACGAAGGTCGTGCAGTCGCCGTTGGTGGGGGCGATGGTTTATTTAATGCCGTGCATGAATCAACTTTACAGGAGCCATGCGTTATTTACCTTAAAAACGCAGGGCAATCAACAACAATTAATGCCGCTATTAGATCCGCTCAAGAGGCTGGACTTATTCGAACGTACAGATTGACTTCCGCAGGAACGGAAAGATGGCTCGGAACTATGGATGGCCCATTAGCCCGAGGTGAATATGAAGCGCAAACCGGGCGCGATAACATCTAATCCGATGATTTGTTCGGGTTACGATTTCCCAACTTTCTTACGGATTGCAAACTTTTTATGTTGCTTTGGGTAGGATAAAGTGGTAATAATCCCATGTGTAAAGTCATCGGGGGAAACTCCCCCATTTACACAAAAAAAGCAATAACGCCGTAATTGCAAAGTTTGGGAAATAACGGCGTTATTGCACAGTTTGGGAAATAACGGCGTAATCGTCATTTAAAGGAGAATCAAATGTTACACGTTTTTACAGAAACAGCACCAACTCTATCGGAAGCTCAAGAACTCGTCGGTGGCTTGGTCGAGATGGTTAAATCACCAACAGATCCAGACATCCAAGTCCTCGTAAATGAAGAAGGTATGCTTCATAACCTTCCATTCAACGAAGAAGCAACAAAGCTATGCAATACTGGGATCGTTGGAGATGCAATCATCCTTAAAGGAGAAGCACGGTGGACTTAGAAACTACTAGAGTTTTAGAGCGTACTAAAAGGTGCGCTCTAATGGCAAAAAGAAGTGCGCATGAAAGAGGGAACCATACGGTTCAACAGCAAATGGAAGAAATAGAAGCCCTTCTAGATATACTTGATGAAAGGCTAAAAGACGAAAAGGATGTAGAGGAATGAAGCAACAATTAGAAGAATGGCAAATTAACAAATACCAAGACATATACAAAAGAGCTTGGGAAAACCAAAACAAAGTTGATAGAGC